AGAAGTTTCAACTTTACCAGCGATAGCTTGGTCAAGTTCACCCATCTTAGCATCATAAGCAGATTGTTCAACTTTAGCGGCAATAGCTTGTTCTAATTCAGCAATTTTAGCTTCATAAGTAGCTGTATCTATTTTACCAGCTAATCCTGTTTGTAAATCGCTTAATGTAGCATATTTTGTCCATTGTCCGTTCTCATAAAAACAGAATTTATTTTCTGCAGCATCATAATAAGCTAAACCGTTTACAGCGTTTTCAGGAGCAACTGTAAGATTTTGTAATACTGCATTTCTTAATTCGTTTTTATTAAGATCAAGAGCGACTAAAAACTTTTTAGACATATGTTAAATCTCCATTATATCTTATTTTAATTAAAACGTTTTAATTCAAATAGGCTTTTCCTCTTTGAGGAATTTTTCTGTCTTTTATCTCGCCGGTATTTGGATCTACTATAGTACCAGAAAAGAAGTTTAATAATACAGTATCTAAACTTAAATATTTAACTTCACATTCTATTATTGTACCAGCTGTATCCACTACAGTGACACTAGGATATTTACCTAAATTATGAGTAATTTCCCAAGTTTCACTTGCTTCTTCGGTATGATCGTACTGATAAGTTTTATCATTAGCAGACGAACTACCAATATCTGCGGCAAACCAATTATCATTAGTTATGCCACCTTTCAAAATATAGGCAATGTTATTATCAACAACGTATACGATCATACCCACAGAACGACGAGCTTCTGGTATATCATCACGCTCAGCTATTGTATTTACTTCACGCCAGCCACCTTTGCCATATTTAGAATAATGTGTAGGAAAATTATCTTCTGTTGTAAAAGGTACTATACCAGATGCAACATTAGTTCCTCTAATATTTGTCATATAATATACTCCACTTCTATCGTAGAACCAGTTTGAATATTATTAGATCTATATACTATATACTCGTCTTCGTATCCACTTGCATTTCTTAACATCAAACTAGTTTCTTCCATGTCACTAAATATAAAACCATTAATTTTAAACATAAAATCATTATGGTATTTAGCGGGGGCAACTATATAAAAATATTTACCTCCTGAGCAATTAAATACACAAGTATTTTCAGTAACGTTTTCAAATTCATTATCAAAGTTTAAGATTTCTTCTTGTGATAATTCAGTATTTGGAGAAACACCCCAATAAATTTTTTGTGCAAAAGAAATTTTTGTTGACGCACTTGCTTTATTTTTACCATCACTTACCGTAATAGTAAAGGTAGTATCATCTTCTATATTTGCATCTTCAATAGATAAATTACGTAAAGTACAATCTATTGTACCAACACCATTATTTATATATTGTGTTGTAACTTCTTTATTTACTTCCCACCATAAATCTACACATTCACAGCAGTAACCTTTTTCATAAATTTCACCACCGTATAATCTTACTTCTGGTTTGGCGTATAACAAGTAATCTAAAGCTTCTTGTACATTAGTAATTGCTGCAAAATTAATATTAGTATATTGAACATTTGATGCAACTAAATCTTTTTTAGTAAGAAAATTACCGGTAGTACCAATTAATTCAAATCTATCACCAATCCAAAGATATTCATCATATTGATTTTCTTCAGTTTTTGTAACATCTTCTTCTGCTTTTTTATTTATTAAATAAAAAGTACTTAAATCACCTTCTTCAGGTAATTCATCTAATATTACTACATTAAATTGATGAAGTTCTTTGAGAATACTATCAATTTCAGCTTTAGTATAAGAATTTTCTTCAGAAAATACTGGATATTCTTTTGCAGATTCCTTACTACCTTTACCATCACGAATTTCAGTATAGGTATGATCACCATCACCAAGTACATACCATAAACCTACTTTTTCTGCTTCTGCGGGATATATTGCATAAGCTTGAGTATCTAAAGGTATAACTTGAGTATAATAAGACCCACCTCTTTCATACTCAGAAATAGGTCTTATAAAACGATGAATTACTTTACTTTGAATAGAAGCCATTTATTATAAACTCATATAAAAACAGGTTTGTGTAACCAATATATTATTTACTTATCTTTCTTATTTATTTAGAACTTATGGAGTTATTTATCCACAAATTAACTAAACTACTATATATTTGTATTAGTTGCAATCTGAAATACATTCTTTCCTGAACAATAAAATAATTTACCTGTTATTTTATTATAAGACAATCTACCTGCACCTAATGCTTCAAGTGGTGTTATATCTGGTATTATTTGCCAACTACTTGTCTTACCATCATATTGTAAAACAGTATTAGAAGTAATATCAAAGATATAAGCGTCTGGGTTTGTTACACCTAAATTTTCATAAGTTGAATAAGGTTGAGAAAAAGTACTATATCCCCAAGAAGCAGCACCTTTAAAATTATTTAATACAGGATATGTATCACTCAATTGATCTAAATCAATAGTAATTCTTGTATTTTCATCTATTGTAGTGCTATTAAATTGTGAACAAGCTGCAGTAATAATATTACCGTTTCTTGTCATGTGAATAACTGTACCTATACCTATTGTACTTGATCCCCATGCAGCACTACTGGTAGGAATTGTCACGGTTGATGTTTTATCTGCTAATAAAATCTGATTGTAAGTAGTTGCTCCCATCTCATATGTACAATGATCTACTTTACAAATCCATTTATATTTACCAGAATTATTCCATGGTGAACGTATAAATGATAAAGTATGTTGTTTACCAGTAGCATCTGTGGCAAAAGCAGCAACCATACCAATTTGATCATCATCGCTATCTTTTGAGTATAAACGAACACTAACATCATATGTTGTATAAGATTTTGGACTTACAAATCCACAATAAGAGTCACTATTTCTAGGTTGTGTAATAGTATCTTTAACAGAGTCATACTGCCAAGCTGTTAAATCAGCAGATACAGCATTATCTACACCATTTAAATGAGAAAACTTTGTCCAGTTATTAAATACTTCTGCAAATGAAGGCATTGTATTTTTACAAATAGCTAAATCTTCAGCCGTTGTAACTACCATTCCTTCATTTAATAATGTTTGTGAAAATACACTTGTACCATTATGATATAAAATTTCGCCAGGGTTACCAGAAATAATATCTTGTTTAGCATCTGTCAATGTTTTGATACCCTGAGATGTAACTGGATTTGTTGAACCTGCGGTAGGTACTGTATCAAAAGTTAATTTATCTTGTTTGGTATCTAAACCTGCATTTAATTCATCTTCAGTTATAAAAGTAGAAACATCTATTTCATCTACCTTTGTAGCTAATCCTGCAGTTAATTCTTCTTTTGTAGCAAACTCTGAATAATCAATATTAGCGATAGCTTCTGCTAACATAGATTTATTAACAATTTCATCAGTAGCTACATATTTAGCATCTGTTTTACCATTAGTATAATAAATACCAGAAGGTGAAACATTTAATCTTGCACCGGTATTAGAAGCTTGGTCTTTAGAATAAATTTGAACAAATACTCCATCATTACCATTATTAACACCAACAAATGAAATTGTATTTTTAATAGTGTTAACAAATTGCGCACCACCACCAGACTTTTCATTAAAGATTAATGATTTACCATCTGTAGAATTTATAACATAATCCGTTTTATTTTTTAATTCAGTTTTTGTAGCTAATGCTGATAAATCTACATTTAAATCATAAAGATTAAATGGTTTACCATCTATATCTACAGTCGTAATAGTTTTTTTAACATTACCGTTATCAGTAAGTACAGTATCTAAAACTTTATCTGTAACTATTGCTGCGGTGTCATTAATTGTAACAATAGCTTTATCATAAACTATTGTACTTGTACTAAGGTTAGTATGATTTGTTGTTGAACCAAATTCAGCAACATCATATTTAGACATTCCTGCCAATCTAACAGCATTACCTTTAGTAGTTTTGCCTGCAAAAACATCATTATTATTTATAGCTAATGCTTTTCTACCAGGTGTACCCCATTGACTAAATTCTGCATAGTCACCAGTAGACTGCTTAGTATTTAATTGTTCATCTACATATGATAAATCTGCTTTTTTAGCATCTAATTCTTGTACATTTGTATCAATAATGTTTGTAAGATTTGCTACTTCATTATCAATACGCGTATTAATAGTAGTACTTTCTGTAGAAATATATTCATTTAATTCATTTGTTTTAGTAATTAAATCTGAATCTAAATCTGCAATATTACTATTTATTTGTTGTAATTTATTGTCCATTTGACGAATGGTATAATATGGACCTTTTTCACCAATAAATTTAAAAGATTTAGTATTAGCATTCCAACGATAATATGTTGTCGCATCTTCTTTAGTTTCATCGGCTAATACACAAATAATTGCTTGATCTGTTAAACCAGATGTATCATATGATTGTAAATCAGAATAAGTTCCAACTAAATCTGCAACATCAGATGAAGCTTCTATTGTTTCAATATTAGCTTTTATATCATCATCTGCTTTAATTCTTTCTTGTTTTTCGTTTTCAAGAGCAACTTCCAACTGATCGATGTTAGAAGCATTTTCAAAAACTTGCTCTTTTGTTTTTGGTGAAATAAATAATTGGTCTTGCAGTACTAATGACATAATTATTCTCCATCTAAGCTATTTACAAAGCGTACATCTACTCCAGCTTTAGCCCAAATTTCTGTTGCATCACCTTCAAAGGCAATCCATTCTGGTAAACCAGCAATTAAATGAATACCTTCTCCTAAAGTATCTCCTGTTTCAACTAATTCTGATAACTCTGGAACAATTAATCCATTTAGTTTGTTTACATCAATTTCAGTCCATTGGCCTTTATACCAAGTAACATGTTTTTTATCTTTTATGATTGTATAAGTATCACCTTCAGCAGCATCTTTTGGTAGATTTTCTTCTGTCATAACACTAGCTTTATATAATTTTGCAATAGTTACGTTTGAACCTTTAACAGTTACTGTACCACCAATTACATGAAAAGAAGCAGATGCGATTGAACCTGCAATACACTTATATACCTGATTAGGTTTTAATTTATTTGCCATTGTATACCCATTCGTTTCTAAGATTTATTAACTATTATATTAGAACTGAACTACACAAATTGATGATTTTTAATTGTATTTGGATAATAAAAAAGACGACTAGGTAAAAGGAGGGAAAAACCTTAGTCGTCTTATCGTAGTACGAATACTTCGACAATATTTAGAACAAATACAATTATATTTTAATCCATTTTTGAAATTGTACCGTAATATTATCATTTTCTTCTGGTAATTCATTTGTTTTATATTCAAATGGAACTCTTACCCAATCTTTTGATAAATAAGCATGTAAATCTACTGGAAACTTTACATACTCTTTTTCATTATTATTAAATTCTCTTTGTAATTCAGGTGAAATAATACGAGTAATATATAAAGTATTAACTTTGTTATTTTCTAAAACATATTTATAAATAGAGGCTCCTCCACATATAAATATTTTTTCAAAATTTGCACAAAAATCTAATGCACAATCAAAATCATTTATAGTAACATAACCACCTCTACAAGAAGTATTTATATCACTATATCCAAAATTAGCAGAAATAGTATCAGGTTTTGTATTATCTAATACAACATTTAATCTATCTGCTAATGGATATTTAGGTAAACCATGAAAAGTAGTTGCACCAAACAAACAAGGATATCCTTTAGTAATTTTTTTAAAATGATAAAAATCTTGTTTAGAATGCCAAGGCATTTTATCTTTTATCCCTATTATATCATTAGGACCAATAGCAAAAATAGCAGCCACTTCTTTAGTCATTATAATTCACCTCTTTTACGCAAAATTAATTCACGCCAACCAACATTATTTGATTTCTTTTTAACATACTTGTATACTTTGTGATTTTTCATTTCTTTCATTTGAGCAGTAATTCTAGCCGCACTTATATTATAACGTGCTTTATAAGTAGATGAAAGTGATTTTATAAAAGCTAAAATTTTTGGTGATACTAAACCCGCTTTATATAAAAAGATTTTGCCTAAAATAACAGTCTTTTTATCAAAATCAGCAGTATCTTGTTTTTCATAAAAACTACGAATTTGATTATAATTTTCTTTAGCATCTGGATATTGTTTGCATAAAGCTAATGCTTTTTCAAAAATCCTATTCATATTAGCAGATTCCAATAAAGCATCTGAACCTCTATCTTCATCTGGTATAACATCAGCTAAAGTTTTATCATTATCTGTACCACCTTCTATTTTATTATCTAAAGAGAATTTAAAGATAGAAGAATTTTCATTTTGTGTTGCTAAAAAAGCTTGGTGTTTACGTTCACCAGTAATGCTCATACGACAAATATAAATAAATTCTTTATAGAGCATTGGATTAAAAGTAACAGTTGATTCTTTCTTTAATCTATCAGGATAAAACCAACGAGTACGATAAAAATCACATATTTTACAATATTTTGCCCAAAACTCAGAAGTCCAATCCTCATTGTCTCCATCACTATTGGACATTCTAAAACCATTGTACTCAATATAACCTTTTAAATACTTAGCGATTGACTCAGTAACTCTATTAAATCTTTCTGGAGTTTCATTCATTATTGGTTGATTATTAGTAAGATACTCAATTTTTGCATTGTTATCTTCAATTTCTTTTAATTTATCAATATGTTCTTGTAATTCTTCATTGGTTAAACAAGTATAAATTAAAAGATTTTCATCATTTTTACAAGCATTAAAAAAAGCTTGAATATCTGTACAACCAGAATCAAAAAACTTCTTTAAATTTTGTTTACGATTAGTTCTTTTTGATATTTTAGCTTTTTTTATTTTAGCCATTACTCACTCCTTTGTTTAAAATCTGTTATGTCTCATATTTTAATTATACTTTTAAAAATACAAAAGCAATAAACTTCATTTTTTATGGTTATTGTTCCAAATAGTATATTATGAGAGACCTCCTAAATTTTTACTAGTTTGTCCACACATGAAATATAAATCATTCATATATGCACTCCATGCTGAAACTAAAGAATGAATATTTATTAAATTATCTAAAACATTATTATCTTCTGTGTAATAGTCAATGATATTTTCAGTTATTTTCTCTCCAATTCCTTTTGCTTTTTTAATAGCCATACGAGTTTGCTCTAATTTTTTCTTATTAATTAAAGTCTGAATCTTTTTTTCAAATAATTGAATCTGTGACCTAAAATAGGCTAAATCAATTAAACAAGAATGCCTTTTATTGTTTGAAAGATTTACAAAATTTTTAACATCTTTTAAGAAATTAACAAAATTTACAATATCTTGTTCTGTTTTAAATATATATTGTAATTGATTTGCTAATTCATCATAATTTAAACTTTCTACTTTTTCTATTTCAAATTCTTCTATCATGATTCGCTAAACTCCAATAACTCTTCAAGGCTCATACCTTTAGAATTTGCAATCAGTTGTGTTTGTTCCAAATATTTTTCCGAACCTTGATGAAAATGATGAGCATCACACAAAGAAACTAAGTTATTTACATTATATATTAAATCTTTTCTTTTACTTCTTAATTGTATATGATGTACTTGAGTTGCTTTTTTACCACAAATTACACATTTATGATTATCTCTTTTTAATACAAGCTCTCTAACTTCTTCCCATCTTTCTTTTGCTTTTTCATTTTGTTTTTTTAATTCAGTTTGTTTTAATTCACAATTTGTTTTCTTTAGAGAACATGTTTTCTTTAAAGCTGTGGTTTTAGCTAGTCCTTTGCTATTACTTTTCAAAGGAGTTTTCTTTAAAGTATATATTTTCTTTGGTTTCAGTGGTGTTTTCTTCATTTTATATGCCTAAGGGGGAAGTACTATCCCCTCCCCCTTTTATTTAGATGATATTCAACTTAAAATGGAATATCATCATCGTCTGCTATTGAAGTTGCATTGACTGTTTCTCTGGCTTCTGTGTATGACTTAATAGTATCAGCCATAATCTGTTTCATTTCAAGAATTTCAGTATCAGACGGCATTTTCCACAAATCTGGCATTGTGATTGCTTCATTTTCTTCTCTGAGTTTAGCTAAAACTTCTGGAGTAGGTTCAAATGTAGCAAAACCAATCTCTCTATCCCATCTACCATTTTCAGTAGGACGGCTAAATTTAATAATATTACTTTTTTCCATTTGTAACAAATCAGGAGTATCAGCATCAACGTAACGCTCAACTAACCATTTTGTTAAAAATGAACCATTTTGTTGTAAAATAGACACGTGAGCTTTGTCCCAATCATGTTTAACATCAGAATCTAATACAACAATTTTTGTATTTGAAGTAAGTTTAGGATCAAATAATGGAATTAAACCATATTTACCTTGAACAGATAATTGTTCTTCAGTAAATCCTTTTGCCAACAATGCACGTTTTGCTGCACAAATTGGGCATTCCATTCCTAATTTCTTCAAGTGCTGAGTTTGTTCAGTACATACAAAACGTTTATTTTGACCTGTACCGTTAACATCATTTAACCAGTGTGTACCAACTAAATAACTAAAGATATTATTTTCTTTACTATTTGGTTGTAACAACTTAAATTTTAATTCTTTTTTGAAGCCTTTGCCATTTTGAACCCAATCAATTCTTGGCAAATCTCCTGAAAACTCATTTTTTTCACTTCTATCGTTTAACACTTCATTCATCCATTCTACGTTAATTTGTTTTGGCATAATATTATTCCTATTCTAAAAAAAATTACAATATGTTTTAAAGAGTTTCATATCTCTCATATAAAATAGAAGTCTGAAAGTATAATTTTCTAAAAAATTAATTTTCCAAACACTAAATAGAACATACTACTTAACTCTTTCTACTAATTTAATTCCTTCTTGACGTAATGCTTCTTTTTGATCTTCACTATTATCTGATTTGTCAATAAATTGAGCCAATATACCTGCTTCATCCTCAACAACAATTTCTTCTTGTGCTTGACGATTTACTGAAATACGTGTAACATCAATAGAAACATCTTTTCCTTTAAAAGTATTTAATTTATTTTTGATTTCTTCTGTTAATAAAATATCTGTGCTTACTTCTACTTTTACATAATTATCAGAAGAAAGATTTAAGATATCTTCAATATTATCATCGTTAAAAATTAACCAATCTGGACAATTAAAAGACCTTCTTTCTACTTTATTTGTATCTGTATCATAAATGAGAATATTACGTCTAGAAATACCTTGATCTTTATATGACAATCGCTGTGTTGAACCAGCTATTTGAATATTTTTACCATAATTTCCACCACTATGATAATGTCCTTGTAATGTCATTTTGAAGTTACGTAATACTTCTAAATCTACACCTTTTTGTGTAAAAATGCCATTACCTAAATTTATACCAGAAAGTTCAAGATGTGAAAAAATAATTTTATTACTCTTATCTTCAATACTGTTCAAAAATGATTCAGCATATTCATCGTGTATACAATAAGGCATATATACAAAATTATCAATAAGAGTAGGCTGATCATAAACATTTACATTACTCCAATACTTAAAAGGCATTAGTTTATGTGAATAATGATTATTTAAATGACTTGATAAGTCATGATTGCCAACTATAATATCAAATTCACATACTTCTGATATTTTTTTAATAAATTCTGTTACAGCCATTAAGGTTTGACATGACATCATATCACCAACTGGACCCCAACAATCCCCTAAAAATACCACTTTATCAATATTTTCTTTTTTATATAAATCTATGATTACATCAGCACATTGTAAATGCTCTAATTCACGAACAGTAAAACCTTGTGGTGTAATATATGAAAAACGATGTGTATGATGAAAATGTATATCACCAAAAGCTAAAATTTTCATTATTGTTCTACCTCTGTTTTACCCATTATTTTTTTACAAATAATTTTATTAGGAATATGCTCTTTTACATCATTACTATTAGTAATCCACATTACTGATTCAATTTCTTCTGATTTATCATCAATAATATTGATTAATTGTTGAATTCCTAATGTATCAAGCTGTGCTTCTATTTCATCTAACCATAAAATATTAAATGATATTTGAGCAGTCATTTTTAATAAGTCATATAATGCAAATTGAATAGCTAAATTCAAACGTTTCTTTTCACCACCCGATAAGCTAGATACTGATTTTTTAATACCTTTACTATCTATTAAAATTTCTATAGATGCACCATTTAATTTTAATGTAACTTCTGTATTATCAAAAAACTTACTTATATAACGCTGCATAAATAAATTTAAACATTCAATGTCTTTATTTAATAGATAAGGACGTAATTCTCCTTTACTACCTAATAACTTATAAAAATAATCAGATAATTGTCTTTTGAATTCAAAATCTTTTATGATTTTATCAGCTTCTTCTATTTCTTTTTCTAAAGTTGATATTTTATCAAGATATTCTGTAATAGTTTTATTATTTTTAATCAATTCATTTTCATGATTTTTTAAAGAAGTTTCTATTTCAAAAATATTTTTTTCAATTTTAGATAGCTCTGCTTTTTTATTAACAATGCTTTGATTTACTGCTTTTATAGCATTTAAATTTTCAACTTTATCTTTATCTAAATTTTGAAAAGTTGAATTTTTATTAGACCATTCTTGACGTTTATTTTTGATTATTATTTCATTGGTCTCTATTTCTTTTTGTTTAGTGATTATCAAAGAATTTAATTTTTCTTTTTCTGTATTTTTTGATTGAATAGATGTAGAGTCTCTATCTAATGGCTTACCACAAGTTGGACATTTATCATCTCTAAACCATTTTTCAATCACCAGAATTTCTTTATTCGCATTATCTATTTCAAAATTAATCTTTTGATTAGCTAATTTTAACGAGTTAGCAGAATCAATAATTTCAGCTAATTCTTTTTGTAAAGAAGAAGTATCAGGAAATTGTTTGTTTTCTAAAATTTTAATCTCTTCTTGTAATTTTTCTATTTCTTTATTTAAAGTATTTTTATCTGTTAAAAGCTGATTATTAGTTGTATTTAACTTATTCAAATCAAAGTTACTAACTAAAGAAACAGAAATAGATTTTTCTTTTTCAAGCATATTTTTATATGTAGATAAGCTTCCAGTTAAATTACTTACTTTTAATTTATTCTCTTGTATTTCTTTATTATATAATTTAATATCTTTATTTGCTTCTTCTCTTACTTTATCCCATATAGAATAATCACGTATACTTTCTAAAACTTGCACACGTTGTTGAGGACTCAATTCTGAAAAAGCAGAACGAATATCATATGTCATCATAATTGTGCTATGTAATAGCTCAAATGGAATTTTTAATAATTGATTTATTCTAGATTGAGTATCTGCTATTTTATGACAAGATAAGTCTTGACCATCTATCTCTAATAAAAGATTATTTCCTAACTCTGAATCTTTTCTCGTACGAGTTACTTTTATTATACCTTGATCTGAATCAATATGTACTACTACTTTACAATTTTTTCCAACTTTGGCGTTTATAACTTCATCGGCTAATACTTCATTAGTTAAAGTATTTCCAGTTAAACACCAATAAAGTGCTGAAATTAATGTACTTTTTCCTGCTCCATTTGTTGAAGAAGGTTCGTCCATATTTATGCCTTCAATACTAAAAAGCCCTGGTTTAATTTCCAGGACTACTTTAGTTTGAATACTTCTGAAATTTTCGATTTCAATTTTAGAAATATTAAATTTGCTCATTAGTATCCTCTACTTCAGTGTCTTTATTACTAGAAGTAGGGGCATCTGAATTTTCTACTAATTTTTCTTCCAATTTAATATTAGCACCTGCAAATAAAGTTCTGAAAGTATAATCTCTTTCTAAACAATTTTTAATAATATTAAGAAGAGTCGTTTTACCAGATTTGGCTTCTCCTTCTACAGTAATAGTTAAATTACGAGTAATCATTTCATTTTGTGTGTTTAACTCATTTTCACTCATTTTTAGTTCTCCTTTTTGATTTATAATTCATCATTATCAACTTGTTCGTATAACTCATACGCATTACTGCAAAGCATGTCAAAAGTCAAAGGACGTTTTTCTGGATTTTCTTTAAAACGCTTATACTCTTCAATGCAATCCAATTCCATAGCAGTCATAAATAAAGAATTAAATAATGTTAATGCTTGTTGTGCTTTTTCTTCAGTATCAAAAACAGCCCAAGAAACAGATTTGTTTTTGAATTTATTACGAGAATGTTCTGCATCAACAGTTACTATATTCCATCCATATTGAGGTTTTAATTCTTTATATATTTCATCTGTTGATTTACCTTCAAAAGATTTCTTTTTCCAGTTTACACGTATACAACATACACCGTCTGGTTTTTTTAATACATCTCTTTCTTTTGGTACATTTGGTAAACCATTATAATAATAGTTAGTTTCACCTAATTTTATAAAATTACTTTCTATTTTTATTTTAGATTTTAAAAATTTTTCTCTTGCTTTTTCTACCCGTGCTAAAATTTTTTTATCTTTACTCAAAAATTCTGAATTTGAACTTATTGCATACATAAAATTCATTGCTGCCTACCTTTTTTATAATCTTCTACTAAGTCTTTAAATCCACAACATGATTTTCCAACGTAACTGAGGTTTAAAAAGTAATTAGCCATACACTGTAATTTAGAAGTACAATTTTTGCAAATTTTATCGCGAAAAATTTCTAATTCTTCAATATTTTTTGAAAATTCTTCTATTTCGTCATATTCTTTAAAGAAAAAGTTATTGTTTTCAAAAGTTTGTAGTCCATATTTACCATTTGGTAAAATAAATATATTTTTAACATTATAGTTATCTATTTGTAATATTTTGTCTAATTGTAATTTATTTTGAAATGCAAATTTCATTTTATTTGAATTTTTTAAAAAGTCTTTAATTTTATTTTCACAAAAAGTATAATCTTCTGTTGATTTTATATATGGCAATATTTCAAATGATTTTACTTTCATTGTATTTATATGATTAATCATTTGTATAGTGTCATCGTTGCAATAAATATCAAATGCTTTTAAGTTTATAATTTTATCACTTGCTACAGCAGCTTGAATATTACTAACCACCATTTTATTAGGATTTAAAAAATTATAAAGTACATTTATAACTTCACAGCTATTTATCAGAGATTTATTCACTTTAAAGAAAGAAGTAAAAACCTGTATTTTTTTACAGTAAATTTTACAAAGGTTATAAAGCATTTCAAAATAAAAATCAGATAGTAATGATATTTCACCTCCTGCAATGTTAATTTGCACAATATCATATTTTGTGCTTATCTCAGAAAGTTTATTATCTAGTGTCACTAAATCCAAAGTATTTTTATCATTTTTAATAGAATGATATAAGCAATACGAATAATTTATATCGCATCTATATAAAGGTAATATATGTACTCGTATTGCTTTTTTCATTTATTTGTCTTTAAAATTAATTTGTATTACAGTTGGTTTATGATCTTCTGTTTCAAGCATTTCTACAGAAGCTACTGCTAATTCTTCATTTTCATTATATACTTCTATGCCATTTTGATCATATATTTTATTTCCAGATATATAATTTTTAGATTCATCATAAGCTGTCAAAGATTCAACTTTTACTAACTTAGTATCAGCTGGAATAACTACTTGAGTATCAGATATATTTATAATCGTTATTTTTAACTCTTTGTCTTTTTCATTACTAAAAACACCAGATGATACAAAAATGTCATCTGAAAATACTTTATCTTTAAAAAACAATATTTCTTCTTTTCTAGTAGAGAACTTTATTTGTGTATTAAACATATTTTTTGAAAAAGCATTTAATACCAAATCTTCTGTACAAGCTAAATATTTAACATTATCTTCAATTACTACTTTAAACATAATATTTTCCTTAAATTACAGTTTCTTCAATAAGTTGCTTATCACATAATGCACATTTATTAGAATCTAAATAAGTTGCATAAGATAAGGGATGTCCACATTCATTTAATTGCATTTCAATCTCATTGTCTGTGGTTAATTCTGCTTTTTTATCTTTATTTCTAATAGTTATTTGCATATGTCTATCATCATTAAAATTTCTATATAAAGTATCTGCTCTATATTGAATATTAAACAACTTAGTCCACATATGTTCTGATTCATCTTGTTTAAATTTTGTCAAAAACTTTAGAAATTTATCACGAGTAGTTAAAAAACCAGGTAATCTTTCATTCATTTCTTCTTTTGTACAGTCTCCTAGTCCACACTGTTTAAAAAAGAAAGCAGTATGAAATTCTTCCATCATTTGTTTAAATGACAATTCACCAGATAAATATTTGTCTATACAATCATCTGATAAAATCGTAGTCGTATTAAATTTGATTTCTGGATACAATTTATGTAAATTTTTCATATGATACTTCCAATTATCTTCCATTTTTTTAGTATGAAATCTTCCTAATGTATCATAAGAAGTTAATATCCATAAACCCTCTTTTTGTTTAAAATATTCTAAACTTTTATATAAATCTTCTTGATTACCTATTGTTAATGTTGCATATATCCAAACTTCACGTATATATTTATTTTCCAATAACCATGCAGTTTCTTCCATTAATTTAAAAAATAATTCTTTTATTTCAGGAGTATTTAATTGGCCTTGAAAAAATTCTCCACCTAAATATGAAATAACATCATATTCGTCATATATAGATAAATCAGATATTTTATCTAAAATTAATTGTAATGACTTTAATTTTACATGATTTGGAGTAAGAAGATTGTTTTTTCCTAGATAACAAAACTTACACTTAGAGTTACATTCTTCCCATATTTCAAATTGTAATTGTTTCTTCATAATAACTCCTTATACATAAGCATCTTCATCTAGATTTTCTAAATCACATAATAAACATTTATCACAATCTGTATAACATTTATATAAAGTACTGTGTCCACAATTAGGATTAATTATTTCTTTACCATCAGATAGAGCGGGTTGATATAAATAGCTATCATCTTTTCTATCTCTTAGACCTGTATATTTAAACTTACATGAATTTTTTGTAGAATGTAAAAAGGATAAATACGTACTATAATTACTTTCTTTTAAATAATTCAAAAATCTTAAAAAATCTGGTCTATTAAAATTAAAATCAGTTAAATTCAAGCCGGTATGAATAGGGTGTGGATATAAAAAAGTTAATACATTTCCTGGAATATATTTGTTTTCAAACTCAGATACTGTAAATTTATTATCTTTCCATAAATCTATTAAGTATTGAGTAAGAATCATTTGTACACCAACACAATAGTCATATCTATTATGAAAGTCATTAATATTTTTAAGCACTAACTGTTTATCTTCTTCATTTTTAAAACGATATTTTAAATCAAAAGAAAAATTAACATCTACATATTGTATACCAACACTATTTACTATTTTATCAATAACTTTATATAAAAATTCTGGATTATAAAGACCATTTGTAACAGTAGAATACTTGCAACTTGGATTTTTAGATACTTTTAAAACCTTTTCAATTATTACATCTATCAATTCAAGAAAAGACTCTTGTAAATCTTTATCTGTAATAAAGTATAATTCGCCTCCAAGTAAAGAAATACCAAAAGAAAATTGATTTTCCCAATCTATTAGTGTGATATTTTTCTTAATTCTATCTAACCAGAGTAATTGCTCTTCTTTTGAATAAGGTCTTCTTTCTTCTCTTAAACAAAAAGCACAATTATTACAGCAATTTGGCCATACTCCATACTGTACCATGCTATGATTTTTAAATTTGTTTCCTAAAATCATTCAAATTCTCCAAAACTTTCAAGAATTTCTTGTGCTAAGTCTGCCATTTTAATATCAGAATCTATAAATCCTAATTCATTAGAATTTTTTTGTCCTGGGGTTAAGTAATAATTTTCTTTATTTCTTCTATTAAATAGTTTTTTACGTTCCCCATCATAAATATAATCTAATTCACTACAATGTAAATCTCGTATTAAAAATGTAGAAGGATTAATTACTCTATCTTGTATAACAGTTTTTAATAAAAATTTACTAAAGCTCTCTTTAGTTGGAAAAAAGTCAGGAATTGCTTTATACATTCCTTGTTTATCATAGAAAAATCCAGATTGAGGTTCGTTATAATCTATAAAAGTATGATATTTTTCACAAAAAGCTTTAATATCAAACTCATTATTTAGTACAGCATCAATAAAAAATTGAGTCATAATTGTTTGAGTATGTATTTTTAATTCTGGATAAGCTTCATGTAAAAATAGCATGTTATCTTCCCATAATTTTTTACGTTTTTCGGTATAAAATCTATATTTTATGTCATATGATGTACAAAGCATCACTTTATCTAATATATTTTTATCACGTAAGTAATCTAAAAAAGGAATTA